TCAGGCCGCTAAGCTCGCCTCGATACCGCGAAGCCTCTCTTCCAGTTGATCATTGCGCGCTCGTTCGCGCGCGAGCGCGCGGCGCTGAAAGGCCGCCTCCAAGGCGAAGCATTCGTCGTAACGAAGGCCCCACATGTCGCCGGCTTCGCGGGTGACTACCGTTTCGTCCAACTCGACCCGAACAGTGATCTCCTTGCTTCGCTCCACCATCTCAGGCTCTGCCGGCTTCGCTAATCCGTAGATCGGCCGGCCGTCCTCGGTCCGACCGGTTTCGACCAGCTGGATCGGATCGTCCTTGAGCACCGGCTCCAGCCACGTTTTCGTCTCACACCGATCCTCGGTCCTGACGGCCGTCTCTTCGTCCCAGCTGTCGAAGCACATCAGGCCGATCTCGAACGCGTCAATCCCGTGGCGCGCAAAGGCCGCATGAACGCGTTGCGCGACCAGTCCCGCGTGCCAGCGTTTTCCACCTACGAACTTATAGCGCGACCATTCGACCTCCGCCCAGGCGTCCAGCCAGGCGTCTGGGATCGCCTCGATGTCGGTCTTCTGGCGTTCGTCGGAGGTGCTGATCTGGCCCGATGCGACGAAGATCGCGGCGAACCGCAGAGATCCTGTGCCTAAAGACCAGCGGTTGTCCTGCAGAGGATTGAGACCCTCGCTAGCCAGCTGCCCGTTGACGTTGACGTAGCGGCTCAGGAAATTGCCGCGGAAAAGGCTCTCGTTTTCGTTCACGGCGAGGTGGAAGGCGCCCGCCTCGTTGACCGAGTACATGCCAGCGCGCGGTCCGATGAACATCGTGTCGGACGCTTGATTATCCCGCCCCGCGTACGCGCAGATCGCGAGCGCTCGACTGACGTTCTTCGCGTACTCCATCGCGCCGGCACCGAGCGCGTTGAAGTTATCGCCGTATTCGATCGAGAGACCGGCATGTATATTGTAGGCCATCGAGTTGATGATGGCCTTGGCATGCTGGAACGTTTGCGAGCCGATGCCGGTCGACGCGCTCGATCCTTCCGAAGGATCGTTGAAGCCTTGTAGGCCCATGCTGACGATGTTGAAATCGTTCGGGCCGAGCCCTTTGCCGTTCTCGTAGCCAATGTTGACGTTGTAACCGGAGGCGCGGGTCCCGAACGATGCACCAGGACCGATGGCAATGCCAACCATCGGCGACGCGTTAATCTTTATGTCTTTCGAGGTGACCGGAAGGAACGTCGGGATCGGCCCGACGTAGACGTTCTCGATCGTCGTCGTCAGGCCGACAGACCATTCGGCCATCCATGCTTCCGTCACCGGCCCGCCCGTGAAGGTCGCCTCCAGCACCTCCACGGTGAGATTGTCCCAGTAGCTGTAGCTGGTGTCGCCGATCCAGACGCAGTCGCGGGTGCCATCGTTGCCGAAGCGCACGGGGTGCTCGGCGAGGATCTGGTGCTGGCCCTCGACGCGAGCAGTGGGATAATTCCACGCACCATCGTTCCGGCCAGCAAGGTGGAAGATCAGGCTGCCATAATGGTCGCGAACCAGCACGCGCATCGTAACCTCGCGCGCGTCGATGCCTGTGGGCAGCCCGATCTTGATCGCACCCGATTGACCGGCCGCGCCGTTGAAATAGCTGCTGCCGTTGGCAAAGATGATTCTGCCGCGCGTGGCGTTCGCAAGCGTAGTCGGGCGTGCGTTGGCCATGGCGGCGATCGCATTGTCGATCGCGGCCTTGGATTCGGCCAGCAACGGGGCGAGCTCGTCGATGCCTTCGATGTTGATCGTGGCGCCCTGATCTTCTGCGATCGTCAGCGTAGCGCTGGCAAACGGCATTGCGGCTCGCGTGCCGTAGCCCGCGCCCAATGGCCGATTGGTCGGCGCGCTGTCGCTGGCAAGCGCATGGGCGAGGACATAGAAGTCGCCGACAACGCGCGTCACACCGCCCCAAGCCAGAACCCAGACGAGCTTCGTCGGGTCACCGAGCTCGCCCGAGTAAGGCAGAGCTGCCCGGGTGCTTTTGTTGATCCGGATCCGAACGTCACTGGTCGGCACGCCGTCGGTCGTCGTGACGCCGGCCAGGCGAATGCCCTCGGCGTTTCCGTTCTGCACGGTATACAGGTCGACCAATGCTGCACCGGGCGTATCCGGGGCCATCCTGACCTGGCCCCGCAGCTCGACGTTGGTCAGATCGACGCCGCGGACCAGCAGCTTGAATTCGCATACTTCGTCATTGCGCCAGATCGACAGATCCAGCTGCGCCGTGATCGGGGCCATAAGGGTCTCCGGGAATGAAGGTCTCTTGGGCCATTTCGCCCAAGGAAGTTTTTTGGTCAGATCGAGGACGCGCGCCTGAAACGTAGACGCGGGGGTGCTACGCGTCGGGCTGCGTCGCCTTGATGTTGTGGCTGAGGATGCCGTTCGAGACGTATGTGTGCGCCGTGGTGACGGTCATCTTGACCACCTGATGTGTGCCCTCGACCAGCGCCGCGCCGGGCAGGTCGCGCATCGTCACCCATTCGCCGACGTAAACACGGTGGTCGCCGGTCGCGCGCAGCACCTTGCCGCCGATCGTCGCCGACCAGACGTCCTCGCTGTCCACGACCTCGACCGCCTCAACCGGGAAGAAGCCCCACGCCAGCGTCGCTTCGTGGCGGGTCCAGACGCGATCGCCGACGACGATGTCACCCGCAGCCTTCTCGGACATGTCCGCCATCAGGATTGGTGTGTCGACGGTCGGGCAGTTGCCGCCGGGCGGCGTCGCCCCGCCACCGCTGGAGGGCGGCGAGCCCGCGGTCGGGATGATCGCGTAGCCGAGGTAGTGGCGGCCCGGGTGGTCGGGCGATGCGCGGGCGTCTATGTCGTCCGCATCGAGGAGGTAGGCCACCGCGCCGCCCAAGCGGTCGGGATCGTCATAGCCGATCGCACGGAAGTCGCCGGCAGCGAGGCCGCTGGCGATCGTCGTGCCGGTGACCGCGACGTCCGGGTGCCCGTCGGTGTAGCGGCGCGTGTGGTCGCTGATCGTGATGCTGCCGTCCGCCGCGGCCGTGATCGAGAGGCCGATCGGGAAGGACGTCGCAATCGCGAGCTGAAGCGACGAGGTGCTCTCGTCATTGATCGGCTCAGCCTTCGCTATCGTCGGAGCCTCACCCGGCAGCAGTTCCATGCCGGTATTCCAGGCATAGATTTCCTCGTTCTCCTCCCGGAGGCCGAGGACGACGGAAAAGTCGGAGGACAGGCCCCAGCTCTTCACGGCGAACGCGTAATTCGACAGCCCGTAGCGCGCTGTGCCCAGCTGCACCGTGTCCATCGCGGCGACGCCTAGGCCCATGATGTTCATCGGCCAGCTGACCCGCTTCTCCGCCTGCGCGCGGCGTAGCATGATCTCGAGGATACGCTGCCCTCGCGGATGGCTGGTGATGTGCGGCAGGTCATAGTCACCCTGGCGGATATCGTCCGACGGGACCGACCGGGTCGGGATCGGCTGCGGCTGGTAGAGCGTCGCGGGATCGATGAACGTGCCGGACACCTCCGATGCGAGTTCGCCCTCGTCCGACAGGAGCGGCACGCTGATCGGGCCGGCGAGATCATTCTCCTCGAGGCGGGACGACACCGGCACCCAATAGCCCGGCCGCATCAGGTGCTTACCGCTCGAATAGGTGTAGCTGCCCGCGCAACAGGTCACGAAGGTGCCGCGCACCTCCGACGGCGCGGCGCCGATCTCGATCACGCTGTCGAAGGCGTAGCGCTCCTCCGTCCCGCCTGATCGGAGCGGTATCTGCTCGTCGGCGATATTGACCATGGCGGACAGCCAGTCGTCGTCGGGAATCTCGTCGGCATAAGCGCCGAAACCGCCATCCTCCCGCGGCATGGCCATCCAGTCGTAGAAGACGGCGACCGCGTTGCGCAGATAGCCCCGCGCGCCGGTGCGGGGATCCCGCACGTCGTCCTTGCCCATAACCTCCACGGTCATGTTCGGGAACCCGGCCTCCACCACCGCGTCGGTCATCTCGAATTTCGCATACAACTTCGCGACCCCGCGGCCCCGGTGTTCCGCCGTCCACTTCCCATCGCACTCGGCCACGAACACCGGATGCGCGGCAGCATCGTCGAGACCGCGGTCGAACCATAGCCAGGCCCCGCCGGCATAGGCTCCGGAGGTGACCTTGCCGGATCCATCGACGGTTGCGACCTCGTCATTGAGAAAGAACCGGTTAGCGCCGGCGCAACGGTGACCGGCGATCGCGATCACGAAGTAGCGATAGTGTTTCTTCCCCACCTTCTTCGGGTGGAAGAACGCGATCACGCCGCCTGCGCGGCGCAGTCCGTAGACGATCCGGGCATTGACGATCGACTGACGGAAGGTCTGGGGGCTGGCCGAGCTAGAAGACGTCGATGGCTTGAAAGCCAGTGAAAGGAGGGCACTCCCGATCAGCGAGACGGTCGCACCAATGATAGCCGATGCGACCGCGACCGACGTGCTCAAGAGAGAAGCAACACCGATCGACAGCCCTCCTGTCGGCGCCGCTAGGACCGCAGCACCAACGGCCAGGCCAATTACAGCCACGGCGCGCAAAACCTTGCCCAACAGCTTTCCTCCGGTAAACCGATTTGATCTTGCGGGAGTCGTCTATGTTTCGCGTCGCCACGATCGTTCTGCTGTTCGGCCTGCCATCGTGCACAACAGTGTCTGGCGTTCAGGCCAAAGGCGCGAGCTACAAGGTAGAAACCAGTCGTTCCGCCACCGCAGTTGAGGAATGCGTCGCGCTAAAACTCAGCAGGTATGGTGCACCATCCGTCATCCGCGGCGAGGGGCGCACTATCCTGTCTTATGGCAATCCAAACCCGGCCTTCACGATCACGGTCCAAGATCAGGGAGCAATCCGCTCAGTGGAGGGCCGGAAGGGAATTGTTGCTCCTAAACGGCAAGATGTGGAGCAATGTCTGTAACTGCCAAGCTCGTTCCGTCCGCTTCGCGGGTACCATGACGCCGCCATAGAACTCCGCCAGCTCGCCCCGGCAGACGCCTATCGCCCAGCCGATCTGCACGATGTCGCCGCGGCGGGCGCGTCGGGTGTCGATCGCAAGCCCGTGAACAGCGGCGATCACTCCGGCCATGTCGCGGACGCCGAGCCGTCGCATCATCGCGACCCAATCACGGGCGCGCCGCGGCGACGGGCCGACGATATCGCAGATGTCGCGCCCGGTCGCAGCGAGCACATGCGCCCGCCACAGATCTCCGCAGTGATGCGACCAGTCCGGATCAGCCACTTTGGTTCGCCTTCGCCCACAAAATTGGGATTTCCGTCATCCGCGGCAGGTATTCGAAGAAACGGTCACCGGGGTGCAGGCGCTGTTGCCGTTCGTTCGTGAAGCGCTTGATCGACGGCCGGCGCTGATCGATCTGCCGGCTTTCGCCGCCCGCGGTCACGGTCAGCGTGTCACCACCATCGACGATCTCGTAGGAGCCGAGCCGGCCCTTCCATAGCAGCTTGTAGCCGGCGACCTGCTGAAACGTCTCGTCGAGCGCACCGACATACAGTTCGTAGAGGCACCCACGCACCGCCTGGTCGGCCAGATCGTCACGGAAATTGGACGGGACTTCCAGCAGGGTCGCCTTCACCCCGGTGGCGGAGCCGTCGGTATCCTCGCCGATCGTGTCGATCGCGCCGACGGTGTGGATGCCGGTCCACTCCTCGTCGTTGAACCTGATGGTGCCGCGCCCGGTCCAGGCGAATACGGGATCCGGGAAATCGATGTGCACGGCGATGAACGGCCGCACGACACGCTCGGCGATGGCCGTCTTGAGGCCGGGTGGCAGGTCGCGGCTCACTCCAGATCCTCCACGAAATCGAGAACATATTCGGTCGGTTGACCGACCTCGGTCTCGTTCTGCCCGGCGTCGTCACTGGTCAGCTGGAACCGCCCTGCCGCAAGCGGTGGCAGCGGCGTGCCAGCCGCGATTGGCGCGGATAGCGGCGGGTTGATCCCCACCTTGGCCGTGCCGTCGGCCAGCGTCATGACCGATCCCGCGCCCGTGACGACCCCACCGGCCGCAATCGTAGCGGCGATCGACACGAGGTGCGGACGGCCATCGCCACCCAGATAGTCACCGATGCTGGCGGCGACGCTGCCGGCGGCCAGCCCGCGCAGGACCACGAACGTCGCGCCCTTTGCAGCCGCATCCAGCGTGACCGCCTGCACGACGCTCCGAGGTCGGAGCGGCCTCGGCCGGCGAAAGTCGTGAAAAACAGCCTTCACCTCGCCGCCACGCAGATCCGCGATGATGGCGTCGAGACGTGGGCCGAAGCCCTCCGGATCGCCGAAGACCGGCATCCCGTCGTAGCCGCCGCGGAAGGACAGCCGGGCGACCCACCGCGGCGCCGACAGACCATAGGTCTTGCGGACGCGCGTCAGAGGGCTTTCGCTGCCGCCGACATGCGCCTGGAGGTAGAAGGCGACCTTGTATGGCATAAGGTCGGCTGGCCAGAGGAGATCAGGCACGACGGCGGTCCGCCTGCATGATCGCCGTCCTGACGTTCTGCGCGTGTGCGTGCGCGATTCGATCGGCATAATCGCGCGTGGCGAGATCGACCGCCCCTTGCATCTGGAGTGGCGCATAGATCGTCGTGCTGCCCACCGGTCCTCCGTCGTTGCCCTTGGTGACGTTGACGTGTTCGCCGACCGTGCCGCGGAACATTACGAGGTTACGATCGATCCCCGATGAACCGCCGATCTTGAACGAGCCGCCGGTCGCGAAGGCTGGCAGCTTCGAGATGTCGCCATCGTTCGCGAACGGCGAGGCGTAGGTCGGGCTCTTGGAGCCGCCGAATACCTTGCCGAGAATGTCGCCCAGCGCGCCAACGATCCCGCCACCTTGTCTGCTCGAAGTGCCCGCCTTCGAAAACAGGCTGGCGATGAGGTCGGACAGGCTGTTGAGCGCCTCCTCCAAGCCCTTGGCCACACGATCCTTCCACCAGTTCTTGACGAACCCGCCGAGGTCGCCATCCATCGCCGCCCGCAGCGCGCCCTTGAACGTGTCGCGGAAGATGCCCTGCTGCCGCGCCTGCTCGTCCTGCATGGCTTCCGTCATCGCCTGCGCCTGCGCCTGCTCGGGCGTCATGTTGCCCTCGCGCTCCAGCTCGCGCGCGCGCTTGCTAACGTCGATGACGCGCTGCAGCTGGCGAATCTGCTCCTCCGTATCGCCGCGATCCTGCGCCAGGCGAAGGGCGCGGTCATCGGCATCGTCCTTCAGCCAGCGCGCTCGGACCCGCGCGCGGGCAGCGTCGACACTCTGCTGATCGGTTTCGGCCAATGCCGTCGCTTTCGCGAGATCATGGGTCTGCGCGTAGTAGAAGGCGATGCGGCGCTTAAGCTCCGCCTGGCGCGAGAGACTGTCCTCCAGCTTCGCGTTCTCGTCGAGCTGCGCGACGTCGAGCGCGACGCTTGCCCGCTCGTCCGCGATCTCCTTGGCGGCCTGCGACGCGCGTGCAGCCGCGAGGGTCGCCATGTCGCGTTGCGCTGCCGTCCGCGCCTGATCGAGACCAAGCCCGGTGCGCTGATACGCCTCGATCTGCTTCGAGAGGTCGAGGCGGTCCTGGATGGCCATCTCCGCCTCGCGGTCGCCGCGCAGCCGCGCTGCTTCCAGTGCGACCTGATCGGCGAGCTGCTCGCGGTTGTCCGCGTCATATGCAGTGTTGCGACCCTTGTGGCCCGCCTTCTCCTTCTTCGGCTTTTCGAAGTCGACCGAGCGCTTCGGACCGCTCGATGCCGGCGAGGCCTTCGGCGCGACGGGCGGGGCAGGCGCTGCCGCCGTCGGCGTCGCATCGCCGAAACCCAGGTTCTTCTTCATCGCCTGATACTTGTCGCCGATCCACTTTGCGGCGATGCCGATCCATTCGAGCAGCTTGCCGAACTTGTCGACCAGCCAGCCCTTCACGCCATCGTAGACGCTCTTCGCCGCGGCGACGACGTTGGGGAACGCCGCTGCCACATAGTCGACCATGCCCTGCACGGCCGATGCCATCCACGTCCCGATCGACGAGAAGCCATCCGACAGCCACGCCTTTGCCGCCTCATAGGTGGCGCGCAGCGGCACCTCCATGTCCGGCACGAGCGCGATGACCGCGTTGATTATGCCATCGCAGACGCCGCTGACGACGCGCAGCAGGGCGTCCCATGCGCCGGAGAAGTCCCCGGTCACCAGCGCCGAGAAGGCATCGACAAGCGCCTGCGCGGCGTCGAGCCAGCCAGAGAACAGCTCCATGCCGGCCTTCAGCGTCCGCACGAGCAGTTCGCCGAAGATCAGGAGCACGCCACCAAGCACCGTCCCGATGACGTCCGCCAACGTGCCTAGCGCCGACACCACGAAGCCGATCGCCGAACCGACCGGACCACCCGACAGGCTGGCGAAAATGCCCTGAACCTTGCCGACGATCGCCTCCAGCGGCGGCCCGAGCGTCGACTGCATCTTGGCCCACACCTGCCCCAGGACGTTGAGGATGGTGTCCTTGAACAGCAGGAAGGCGCTGATCGCGATGCCGACCGGACCGAGGAAAGCGGCGAACCTGCCGGCAAGCATGGTGATGACCCGCATCAACCCCATTTCGCCCAGCATGCCGGCGATGGTGCTGATCGGAGAGATCAGCAACGCGATCACGCGACCGATGATGCCGAAGCCGGAGACGAAGCGGGCGAGGATCAGCGCCGCGACATTGCCGAGGACGACGAGCAGCGGCCCGATCGCGGCGCTGAGCGCCGAGAACACCGCACCGACTTTCAGCGCGGCGGGAGACGCGCGGCTGATCGTCTCGAGGAGCGAAGCGTATGCGTTCTTCAGGGCCGTCAGCGGCGCAAGGAGGCCGCCCTCGATGCCGAACGCGATCTTGAGGCTCTCCCAGGCATTGGCGATCCGCTTGCTCGCGGCCTCCGAACCCTCCAGCCGCTTTGCGATCTTCGCCTCGACGTCGCCGCCCGCGACAGTCGCCTGCATTTTTTCGAAGCCCGCGCGGCCTTGCTCCATCAGGCCGATGGCGGTGCGAGCGGCGTCGGACCCGAAGATCGTCTTGAGCGCGTCCGTCTTGCTCTGGTCCGTCAGATCGCCGAGCGCCTTGCGAAGGATCTCCGCCTGTTCGGCGACCGGCTTCATCCGGCCCTGGGCGTCGAAGAACTCGATCCCGAGCTTCTTCATCGCCGCCTTCGCCTCGTCGCTGTTGCCGACGAGGCTCTGAATATACGTCTTGAACGAGGTGCCCGCGTCGGTGCCGCTCGAAAACTGCGTGCTGGTTGCCGCGATCGCCGTGGCGAAGTCGTTGAAGCTGATGCCGGCCGACGCGGCGACGCCGCCACCCTGCGCAACGGCGCCGGCGAAATCATCGAAGCCGAACTTCGAGGCATCCATCGCGCCGACGACGTTCTGCACGACGGAAGGCAGGTCCGCCGCGGTCTTCTTGAACTGCCCCATGACATCGGTGACGAGACCGGCTGCGGGCGCCACCTCGACCATCCCGGCCGCCGCGAGGTCGAGCGTGGCCTTCAGCCCGCCACCAAGGATGTCGGCGGTCGAGACGCCGGCGAGGCCCAGCTCCTCGATTCCCTGCGCCGCCTCGGTCGCGCCCTTGCCGACAGCGGGGCCGAGGGTGCGGGCTTGGTCCGACAGCTGCTTGAGCTGATCGCTGCTGACGTTGTCGAGGGCTGCCTCGACACGCTTCATCTGGCCCTCGAAGGAGCCGGCCGTCTTGTCGACGGCGCGCGTCATGGCAGCGAACGGCAGGGTGATGCCGATCGTCGCACCTGTGCCGAGCCGCTTTAGCCGCGCCTCGACCGCCTGGAACTTGTCGACCAGCCGGCCGAGCACGCCTTCCACACCGCGCGCGGCGCTATCGAACTCAGACGTGTCGGCGCCGAACACCACGCGCGCGGCGCCGACGACTGCGGGACTGCTCATCGTCGGACGCCCTTCGTGCTATTTGGCCCAGGCCTCAGCGGCCTGATACATGGTGTGCCAGTCCACGGACTTCGCCCGTTGGCGCGGCTTCTTCGGCAGCAGCTTCTCGACCGCCGGCATTTTTTTGACCCGCCCAAGGGTGGCGGTCAGATGCGCGATGTGGACGGCCTGCTCGCGGGCGGCGACCGCCGCCCGCCCCGCGCCATCGAAGACGCGGGCGATCTCGCGCGGGGTTAGCCGCCAGAACTGGTCTGGGTCTCGCCCGATCTCGCACCAGGACGTGTGGAGCGCCCCCCAGTCCCACGGCCGCTCGTCGCCGTGGGCTTGCGAGGGCCCCCGGCGCCGCTACCGGCCGCCTCCGGGAAGGCCTGCTCGATCGCACGCGACACGAGCTCCAGCGACGGCTCCAGCCCGCCGATCCGGTCGATCAGCAGGCCAGCCTCCATGTCCGTCATGTCGGGATGACAGTCCGTCAGGCCGAGCCGGAACAGCGTGCGTATCGTGCGAAGCGAAGGGTTGCTTTTCAGAATGCCCTCAAGCCCCGTGATGTCGGTAAGCTGGAAGGTATCTTCGATCGCGCATAGCGCGTTGGTACCGAACGACATGGTCCAGCGCTGTGGCTCGCGCTGGCCCTCGATATCCACCTCGAAGCCGAGTTGGCCGCGCTGAGAGTTTGCCGACACCATGGTCAGGCCGCCGGCGTCAGGACGGGCTTGCCGGACACCTTCAGGGTCGCGGAGCCAGTCATCTTGTCGTCCATCGGCGTCGCACGCTCGTGATTTGTGGCGAACGCCTTGAAGTCCAGCTTCGCGCCATTCGGATAGACGATGCGCCACGGCTCGACCATGCGCGTTGCCATGTGGGCGGCGATGACGGCATCGTCCATCAGGCCGGGCACGAGGTTATACGTCAGCGTCATCTCGCCGGCATCCGACCATCCCGGCTTGAATTCGCGATGCAGATCAGGACTGCCGAAGTGCGTGAAATCGTGGCTGTCGCGCGCCGTGGCGGGCGGTGTCTGCTCGGTCAGTTCGGCGAAGGGCACGAGCTCGCCCGCAACCACCTTTCCGAACACGGTGAGGGCGCCGATGTCGGTCGCCGCAACGGTTTCTGCCATGATGTTGTCCCTTACTGCTTGGCGGGTTCGACGACGGCGTCACCGTCGACCGCCTCGGCCAGGCCGAGGTCGATGAGTTCGCCACCGCGCTCGGCAGTGACGGTGATGATCTTGCCGGCCGGAATCTCGGCGTCCGCCGGATTTTTGGCCTGCTTGTCGGTGAAGGTCGTGAGGATCTTGATCCGCATGGCGGTCACTCCATTGGTGAAGGGGTGTGCCAGATCATCACGTCGATGCTGGCACGAAACACGGGACCGACGGTGTCGCTGTCATTGTCGCTGCGCCTGCCCACCACGAAGGTGCGCAGGCGATGACCCTTATGATCACCACGGTATCCGACCAGGACGCCACGCCGACCAGCGATGGCGTCAGCCAAGTCCCGGGACGCCTTGTAGGTCCGCCCGAGGCAATCGATCTGGATGCGATCGCGCTCCCAGTCCGCCGGCCCGTCGAGGAGCATCGTCGGGTTGCCGCCGATCTGGTGCAGCGTGATCGCAGGCAGTGCGGACCCCTGCGATCGCACACCCCAGTCGATGCGCCGCCCCACGACGCCCGCGATCGGCGCCGCGATCAGCAGCAGGTCGCGCAGCGCTTCTTCCATCGTCAGCCCTTCTTGCCCGCGTCCAGGATCGCGGCGATGCCGTCCTCAGCGATGCCGCGCATGGCAGTGTCGGCGCCGCGATCGAACGCGGGCCGGATGAACGGATGCGGCGCCTCGTCAATCGTCCCGAACTCCTCCGGGATGACCTGTTTGAGCGGCCCCGGGCCGGCATACATTTCGACTGGTGCGATGCGCTCCAGCTTTGCCCGCTGCGTCTTGGACAGCCGCTTCGAAACGCGAACGCTGTTCGCCATCTCACCGGTGTCCCGACGGGCGTTCGCCTTCATGTCGTCGGCGATCGGCTGCATGTTCTTCTTGAGGATCGGCTCCAGCGTCTTGCGCTGCAACGCCTTGCCCATCGCCCGCCTCTTCCGGGCGATCGCGTCGGTCCCCTCGATGCGAACCTTCATCTTCACGGCGTGGCGTCCGGCCGTGCGATCGCGGTGATCTCGATGCCCACCCGCCGACCGCCGTATTCCTTGGTCCCGACGACGGCATAGGTCCGGCCCTCGCAGACCAGCATGTCCCTGCCGTCGATCGTGCGCGTCACGCTGTCGTCGCGGACGAGGAAGCGGCTGGTGATCTCCTGCCCCTGCTCGGATGCGCGCATCCGCTCGCCGTCGCTGACGTCCGTCTTGTTCGCCCAGCGCTGCGCCATCGTCTTCATCTCGCCAGGCACGGACGACAGGCCGTCGTCCGCGGCTGTCGCGCGCAAGATCGTGATACGGCGGTCGAGATCGCCTGCGTTGATAGGCATCAGATGCCCATCTTTGCCAACGGGTTCAGCAGCAGCTTCACGCCCATTGGCAAGTCCGAGCCCGCAGAGCCCACCGTCACCGCTTCGCGGTTCCGATACCAGTGCCCCGCAAGCAACAGCACTGCCACCTTGGCGGCCGGCAGGTCTGCCTCGTCGATCCGCGGTTCAACGCCGGCGAAGGTCCGCCCCGTCTCATTCTCAACCGCGCGGACAGCGGCCAACAGCTTCGGCTGAAGGTCGATGTCGTGGCTTTCATCATCCACTTCCAGGCGGACCTGCACGCGCAGTTCCTGCATCGAGACGGGTGGCGTCATGACCGTGCTACGCCTTGCCAGGCTTTGCTTTGCTGACGGGGGCCGTATCGCCACCAGCTGCGGCCGATTGCAGACGCGTCACCTCCGCGATCAGTTCATCGCGCTCACGCACGACCGCCTCGCCATGCTCACGCGCGGTGGTAAGATTGCTGACGGCCGCATCGCGTTCCGCGATCGCGACGTCGCGGGCCTCGGCAAGCGTTTCGATCGTCGCCCGGCTGGCAGTCGCCTCATCGGTGAGACGGGTGATCTGTGATGCCTGCCCCTCGAATCGCGCCTTCAGATCAGCCAGGAACCTTGGACCATCGACCGCGTGCCGAAGACGATCGAGCATCACGGCGTCCTCCGTGTCGGGGACCCCCTCGACTTCGTCTGCCTCGCCGGCCTCGCGGACAGCGTTCATCGCCACGAGCCGGTCGAAATCGACCTTGTCGAACTGGCGAGGCGAGCCCGGCTCGTAGCCGTCGAGCGGCTTCAGCAGAATGGCATTGACCTTCATGTCTGGTCTCCTTCGTTTTCGGGAACGCCGCTCACGGCGCTCGCGAAAACGGGGGCGGCGGACCGCCCCCGAGATCATCAGGCGACTCGACCGAGATCGCCGTAGACGATCGCCTGCGGGCGGTAGATCGCGAGCGCCAGGCGCTCCTCGGCGCGGATCGTCACCTTGTTCTTGGTGAAGTTGTCCGCGTCCTCGGTCGACACCTCGACCGTCGCGTCCTGACGGTCGAAGATCTGGGCGGCGAGATTGAACGCACCGACCAGCGCCTTGTCGACGCCCATCGCCTGAGTCGCGACGACGGGCAGGCCCCACAGCGTCGGCGAGATCGTGCCCTGCGGATTGCCGATTAGGTAGCGACCCTGATCGTCCTTCTTCATCTCGATCGCGGCCCAGTCGATCGGATTGATGACGATGCCGTTCGGGGGATATTCGGCGAGCGCCGCCTGAAGGATCATCAGGCGGATCATGTCGATCGGATTGTCCGACGTCAGACCGCCCGGCGCCGTGTAGGGCGTCGCGGCCGTGACCAGGCCAAGGAGGTTCTGGCCAACGCCCGACCCGTTGAGCAGCTGCTGCTCCTCGACGTAACCGAGGCCGTAGCGGAGCCGCTGATCGATGATCGACCGCAGTGCCGGTGCGTCGGCCAGGACCTGCACCGACGTGCGCATCCAGTGCGCGATCGTCCGGACGTTCGCGGTCGCGTCCTCGAATTGGAGTTCCGACTGCGGCTTGGCATCTCCTTCGGCGACCGGTGCCGCGTTATTCGTGAACAGCTTCTCGCGCTCGTATTCGATCTGGCTGCTGACGGTCTGACCCGACAGAAGCAGCGATCGGATGGTGAGCCGCCGCTGCGGCAGTTCGACCTGAAGGCCGCGTCGATCGGACTGTATGAGCGCGCCGGCCGATCCCGCTGCGTCCGTCGTCAGCGAGGTAATGTCCTTGACCTCGACGATCGCGCGCCCGCGGGGTCGAGTCTGACCGGCGAACGACTTGAAGCCCTCGTCCTCGACGAAGCGCTCGCCGGCGGTTGTCGGACCGGTCGCGTCCTTCTGCTCGCTGACGATGCGCTGCTCCAGCTGCGTCATCAGGCCCTTCACCTCGTTGGCGGTGGTCAGGGCTTCGTCGATCTTCGCCTTCTCGGCGTCGGGCAGCTTCTCGCCACGCTCGGCCATGCCGATCGCGCGTTCGGCCATCCCCTTCACCTCGTTGAACCGGCGCTCGACGAGCTCGGTCGTCTCCTGCGCCAGTTGCGTGGCAGTCTTGGTCTCGGGGTGGCCCTCAGGGCCACGCATGTAGCGGCCGCGCGCGCGTTCGGCAGGGGTCATCGCGCCGAGCAGCGCCGCAGCGCCGCCCAGGAACATAAGCTTACGCATATTCGTGTCCTTCTGTGGGTGAGCTAGGCGGAAAGGCCTGCCCGAAGAGCCGACAGGAAGTCGGCACCGGATGCACCGCCGGGCTCACCCCGGAGCAGATGCGACAGGCCCTTGCCGGCGACGGCAGTGGCCTGCGTGCGCGAGAAGCCTGCCTCGCGCAGGAACTCCTCGAATTCAGGGAGCGAGGGCAGTTGCCCTTCACCCGCAATGTGCTTCACCTTCGTGATCTGCGTTTTCTCGTTCATGGGAACGGCGACCAGCGAAGTTTCGAGCAGCGTGATCTCGATCAATTCACGCGCGGTGTCGGTGTAGCGCTCCTTGACCGCCCGATACCCGATCGACAGACCCGCGAGCGCGCCGTCCCTGGCCAACGCCAGCGCATCAGCGCCGTCCGAGGTGACGGTCGTGATGCGGCCCTTGAGCTTCAGGCCGCGAGCGCTGTCCTCAAATCCGGTCCACACGCCGACTGGGCGGCGCGAGTCGTGATAGAGCAGCATCGGCAGAGCCTTGCGGCCCTTGATCGTTCGGTCGAATGCGCCCGGAAGGATGATGTCCCCGCCATGGTCGACGTTGTTGTAGGCCGCGGCGAGACCCTCGATCACGCCATCCTCACCGACGTCCTTCACTTCCAGAGGGAAGTCGATCGTTCTCATCAGGACGCCTCCGTGTAGCGGGCTTCGTCAGCATGATCGATAAGCTGCTGCCCAAGATGTCGCGCAGTGTCTGCATCCATACTTAGTGGAAGTATGAAACATACCTGCGCCCCTTCGCTAGACTGAAGGGCTAGTGCGAGAATAATATCGCCATTCTCGCTGCCGATCTTAATCCCACGCTCGGGAAATTGCGATAAAAGGTCAAATAGATTTGGATGCAGTTTTTTAGTCGCAAGTCTTGCGTCGACGGCGGGACGCAAACGAGAAAATCCCGATGCTCGCAGCATATCGAATTTCATCGGATTTTCTCCGTTGGTAATGCGGCCGTGATCGGCAAGTTCTGAGACTGCATGCGCGGCACGTCACCGCCCTCGACCGGCGGCAGGTTCTCCAGACGTCGCACCTCGTTGATCGTCATCCAGCCGTTGTTAAGACCGGACTGATAGAAGCTCGCCCGGCCGGCGCTGTCGCCGCGCAGCAGGCCTTCGAGGTTGAACTCGATGGTCACGCCTTCCGCCCGGTCGCGCGCGGTCAGCAGCTGCTGCTCCAGCGCCTGCTCGATCCGCTTCAATCTGCGGCGCAGGGAGAACTTTACGAAGCCGAGCGTCTGCTGCTCCAAGCCCGTCCCCCACGACGTGCTGTTTTCGGTATGGCCGACCATGTGAGGCGGGACACCGAAGATGCGGCAGATCTCCTCGACGGAGAAACGGCGCGTCTCCAACATTTGCGCGTCCTCGGGATTGAGGTCGATCTGCGTCCACTTCATGCCGCGATCGAGCAGCATCGGCCGGCCCGCCTTCATCGCACCGACGAATTTCTCGTGCAGCAAGGCTTCGAAGTCGGTGCGCTGATCCTTGGTTAGTGAAACGGCGGCATCCGTCGAGAGGATGCCCGACGGCCGCACGCTGTTCGCGAAGATCGCCGCGGCAGCCATGTCGGTCGACGCCGCGGCATCGAACGTGCCGCGACAGATCGAGAGCGTCGAGCAACCCGACTGCGCATCACCCATGGGGCCGCGGATATGCAGCACATCCTTTGCGGGCTGGACGATCCGGTCGCCGTCCTCGATCCAGGCGTATTCCAGCCGCCCGGCGGTGCGCTGAGCCTTCACCACGTCCGGTCGGATCGGGCGGAGCGCGATGACCGAACCATCCTGACGCCGGTCAATTACAGCGTACGCATTCCCCTGCAGCTCAATGGCGCCAACCTGAAACTCCCAATAGTCGACTGCCGTCTGGTCGAAGTTCGGCGCGTCGTGCAGCAACGGATAGAGCGAGTGATTGCGAGCGACGCTGCGGACACCCTCCCGATCAGTCCGATAGACCATGAGCGGCAGGCTCGCGATCGTGCCGGCCAGGAGGTTTATGCAGGCCCAGACGGCAGACAGCCCGAGCGTCGTCTTTGCCCCCCGCATCCTCGCATCGTCGAAGCTCGCCAACGTCACCTGATTCGTGGTGAAGTTACTGCCGTTTTCGGTCGATGCCGCTCCGCCGCGCCACGGCAGGATGTCTTTGGTTTCCGCGCGCATACGCTCGGCCTCGGACACGCCGCTGGCGTATTCGACGGTGAAGCTGCGCCGGCTCATGCGGCGTAGCTCGCGATCCAGTCGTCCACGGTATCGACGGCCTCCGGGTTAAGTGACATCAGCATGGTGGCCGAGAACATGGCCGCCGCAGGATCGATCTTCGCGCTAGGCGACTGCTTCAGGATCGCCACGCCACTCGCGCCGCGGGGCTCCTGCTTCAGATTGCCGATGCACCAAGTCATAAGCGCGGTCCCCGCATGCCGGAGCGTCCGCGCTGCCGCCTTGCGGGCAAGACCCTTGATGGCGCTCGTGAGCCGGTAGCCCTGCTGGATGCCTTTCAGCATCTCGTCAGCGAAACCCTGTGAAGCGAGCTCGTCGACGATCGCCGCTACGCCGGCGGGATCTAGTCCGATCGCCTCCTGCGCCGGGAAGAGGCCCGCGTCGCGGACCTTCACCAGCACATCGACGACGCCGCGGACGTCCTCGGTAAGATCCCGCGCCTCGGCGTCGTCACCCTCAGTGACTGCGCCGAGGTCATCTTCGTCGGGCATTTCACATCGCGTCAGCGACCCCTCGGCAATGAACTCATCGAGCTTCGTCGCAATGTCCTGCCGCCGCTTCCACACGATCGACCAGGCCCACGCATGCGCCCATATCAGCCAGCGCTTGCTGCCCTTCTCGCGGCCGATGAGGCACAGGCCGAGCAGATCGTCCATGCCGCCGCCATCGACTGCAGCAACGATCACCTCGCTTCGGGCAATCAAATCGTCCAGGCTCAGCGCCGGTATCGCACAGCGCGGCCAGAACGGCGCACCCGTCCATCGATCGCGGGCCAAGCGCTGGCCGATCTCGACGTTGAGATACTTGGCCAGCACGATCTGCTCGGACGTGTCGCCGTCCTCGCCGCGCCCCTCCTTCACCAGTCGCAGCTTGCGCTGAATGAAGCCGACGGACTGCGACCTTCCCATGTTCGGGTTGGTCACATAGAAGTTCGCCGGATCGAGGTAGGCTTCGTCCTCCCGCATCTGATCCGGCCACTCGTAGAGCATGCCGAAGCTGCGCGGATCGTCGATCGTGCCATCGCGAACGCCGCGAAAATAGTCGAGTTTGTCCTTGAACACGCCCCGCGGTGGCTCGTCGCTGTGCGTCGTCAGATAGATGACAAAGCCTTCGGGGCGTGAGGCAAGGCCTCCCGTCGCCTCTTCGAACATGGCCTCGGCTTTCGCGCGCTTGCCAAAAAGCCAGAGCTCATCGACCAAGACGAAGCCGGCTTTGCTGCCGCCGACCGTGTCGTCTACCGCGGCGATCACTTGAAGCTCCGCGCCCGTCTTGCGATGCTTGATCAACTTCTGGTTATCGATGACGTGCAGGATCGTGCGCAGTTGCGGGTCTGCTCGGACCATGGCGGCTGCCGGACCGAAGCTGTTGCCGGCGACCTTCTGCGTCGGTGCCAGGATGCTCAACGACGCGCCGTGCCGCCAGTTGCGGATGAGCGCCGTCAGCATGATGCCTGCCGCGATCGTCGACTTGCCGTTCTTCTTGCTGATCAGGAGGAGGAACTCCTCGATCAGCCTATTGCCACTGTTCGCATCGTATGCGCCGAAGATCGCCTCGACGAGGTCGAACACGAAGGGCTCGCAAGCCTCACCGAACGTCGGCTGGCCAGCGACGTCGACCATGCGAAGCGACTTGAACACGTCGAGCGCCGCGGCGGCCTCGGCCGGAAACAGCGGAGCGAACGGCACGAGGGACCGTCGTTCTACAATCCGACGTTCCCAGTCCGGGCAGGCCGTCGACCATACCGGCATGGTCATGTCAGTTCAGCAGACCCGGCGGAGGTGGCGGCGCCTCGTATTGGCCGCGCAGCTCGTCGGCCGCCTGCTGCAATGCCGCCTTCTTGCCAACCTTGGCTGCCTTCGGCGCTCGCGCGTTCCGCGAGACCTGATCCGAAAGCAGATCGATGCGGGCCTTTTCGAGCCGACGACCCAATTCTTTCTCCGCCGCGACGCTGCCGGCCTTTGCACTCTCATTGAGGCGATGAAGCTGGACCATATCGAACCGAATGGCGGCGGCCTCACGCTGAGCGACTTCGGAAGAATAATGCTTGCGGAGCGTCGGGACCGAGACCCCTATCGCTGTTGCCGCCTCCTTGACCCCAAGGCGCATCGCGAAGGCCAGCAACACCTTGTTCGAGTTTTCGAGGGTCCGGACGTGCTCCGGCCGCCCACGGCCTTCGTGGCGCGGCAGGACGGGATCGCCGAACAGGTCGACCTCCCGAAAATCCCCGTCGGCCAAAAAAAATCTCCAGATGAGAGGACATGCGGTCTGGGAGGTCGACCCCCTCCAGCCTTTTCACCCCCCCCGGGTCCTGCCGCCGCCTATTCCCGCCTCACGGTTGGGGAACAGCTCCGATCTAGTCGCCCGGTATCGGAAAGGTGTCATTCGACGGCGGCAGGATCACATGGCAGCGCATCCTCAGCCGGACGCCAGTGCGTCACGAACTCGAAGCCACAGCCGGCCTTCACGAAGTCGTCGAGATCAGGTTCGAAGCGAGCGACATCGTAGGGACAGAAGCTGCCGCCCTCCGTCTTCGTGAAGAACCACGATCCATCCCGCGGTGCAGTGGCGATGTCCTGCCATGTTGTCGTTGTCATAGGCCGCGCCGCTCCTCGCGCTGCTTCGCGCTGTCGTGGCACCGCTTGCACAGGCACCACAGGTTGCGCTCATCCCAGAACAGCACCTCGTCGCCGCGGTGCGGGCGGCGGTGATCCGCGACCAATTGCGAGGTGTCCGCCTCGACCCGGCCACAGCCCGGCCATTGGCAGGTGAACAGATCGCGCAGCAGGATCGACATGCGCAGCTTCTGCCAGCGCGTCGTCTTGTACCACCTGCGCCAGCCGCGCTGGTCGCGTTGCCGATCAAACGACTGGCGGTCCACCGGCACGCTCGCCAGCCGAGGCCGCAGCCCACCGAGGCGAGGCCTCAGACTGGTCAGCTTGGCCACGCGCATGATCCCAAAACGGCGACGGGCGGCGAGACCGAAGCCGCGCCGCCCGCCGAGGGGAGAGGAAGTCACCGTGCTGCACCCGAAGGCCCATCCCAGTGTGACCACAAATAGGCCGAAAATGTCATCCAGGCGAACAGGGAAAATGTTTGAGCGACACAATTTACGGGATTGACACGCCTCGGCCAGCATTTCCGCCATTCTGACGAAGGCAGATGGCGTTGATCGCGCGGGCGTAGCGCATGCGCAGACCGTCTGCACCATGATCCATGCCGATCCGATCGAGCATCTTGATCCACGACACCTCGCGCTTGCCGCGCGCCAGCTCCACGATGGCTAGGCCGACCAGCTTGCGATCCTCCGGCGAGATCGCGTCCAGCCAGCCGAACGCCTCATCCATTTCCGCCACCTCAGCGCGCGTCTGGGCAGCCGCACGCAGCGCCACGTCGGAGCTGCTGCCCTCGCCACCACGCGCGTCATAGTCGCCCGCCCAGACGTCGCGGCTGATTTCGGGCCACGCCGAGCGGATGCGCTGCCAGCCCCGTTCGCGGTCCGGATAACGCCAGCAGGTCAGCATCGCCTCGACCAACCGGTCCTCGACGTCGCAGAAGGTGAGGGCGCCCGCTGGAAGGACGGCTCCTTCCACTGGAGTGTGGGTGTCGATCGTCCGTCCTTCCATGTCATCGGTCCTTGTCGCAGTTAGAAATGGCGGATTTCCGCCAATGTTGATGTTGATCATTTAGTCAGATGACCGGTTTGGAAGGACTGGAAGGATAATTGAGGGTGTTTTCGTGTGCGCGCATGCGCGCCCATGCGCATATGACGGGAGGACCAAGCAAAGCCATTCCACCCCTTCCAAACCCGCAGAAAACCGTCGTATTTATCCTTCCAATCGTACTTCCACTCGGAAGGTCATGTCCTTCCAATTCGATGATCACAGCGGCACGTCATCATCCGGGCAGGGTCCGGGATCGTCGTGGTCCCGGCGCGAGCGGCTAATGGCATCCGCATCGGCATAGTCGTCAGGCGTCTTGATCATCTCGATATCGAGCCACTGGACGCCGTTCGACGTCTTCTTCTCGAACCCACGGTCCTCCATTGCCTTGCTGAAACCCTGTGTCTGCCACTCGGCAGAGCCGGTGGCCTTCGACCAGGCAGTGAACAGCTGGAACAGCGTCGACGACTTCGATCGCGCGCCGCTGACCGCCTTGGTGCATTCGTCCAGGAACCGGCCGAGCTGGTCGCTCTGCTCGCGATACTTCGCCGTGGCGGCGATCACGCTCTCCGGCTCGACAAGCCCATGCTCGCGCCAGTCCAGCAGGCCTTCGAGCAGCCGGTTGAAGATGCCCGACGCCTCTACCTTCAGCTTATCCGGGAGCGCCTTGTCGACCTCCTCCTTCGGGATCTGCACCTCCCACGGCACCAGCATCACGCGTCGCCAGATCCCGTCGTCGTGGCCAGTGATCTTCGGCTTGTGATTGCCCGAGATCGTGACCTTGAACGAGGGCAGGAACGAGAAGAAGCCCTTGTTGAGGTGTCGCGCGTCGATGAGCTCGCCGCCCGTGATGAGCTTGATCAGCGCCTCGGCGAGCTTCGCGCCCTTCTCCGGCTCCGACGTCCGCAGGAATCGGATGCCGGGCAGGCGCGCCAGATCTGGCGTCGCCTCGCCGCCCTTGCGGCCGCGGCCCTGGTCGAGGAACGTCTCGATCGCGACAGAACCGCCATAGTCGCCGGCGATGTAGCTCCACGCGTCGACGAGGGTCGACTTACCGTTGCGGCCCTTGCCGTGGTAGAACGCCAGCTTTTGCTCGCTGATGTCGCCGGTGAGGCTGAGGCCGCCCCACTGGTGTAGGAACCGACGCATTTTCTCGTCCGGCTGCACCACGGCTAGGAAGCCGTCATAATCGGGCGACTTGGCCATCGGATCGAAGACGACATGCGCGATCTTGCTGATCAGATCCTCGGGACGATGGCGACCGAGCCGCAGCCCCCAGCGATTCCCGATCGTGATCTGCTTCCACACGCCCTCGACGAGCGTCCAGCGCTTGCCCTCGCGGGTGAGGCGCAGCGTCCCGTTGGCGACGTTGACCGCCATGCGGTCGGCATCCATCGCGTCGGCCCGGATGGCGACGTCCCCGAACGATTTCACGAGGTTCGCGATGCACCCCAGGCGCTGCGATCCCTCGCTTGACTTGGCGTGATCACGCAGCGTGTCGCTATAGTAGATCGGGACTTTGCTGTCGCCGCTGCCCTTCCAGCGCACGATGAAGTTGAGCGTTGCACGGCGCTGCTCTTCGGTCGCTTCCTCCGGCAGGTTTTCTTTCAGGCCGCTGTCCTCGACGAGGTCGGCCTCGTGCCGGATCGAGCGCACGGTGTCGAAAACGGCGAGACTGACCTTGCCCGGGATCTTGTCCTTCTCCTCCGATAGGAGCTCCCAGCGCCGATCGTCCCAGACGAACCACCCCAATTCGTTGCAGAACCGGAAGCGCCATCCATGACGGGTCCGGAATCGTTCTGCGTTGCCGAGGTCTGTGGTCGAGTACAACGCGCATTGGCGATCCAGCGCTTCGTTCTTGGCCGGCGCAATGCGCCCCCCAGACCCCCTAGCGGTGGGCGCTGGGCTGCTGGTTCCAGACTGGAAGGTCTCTTCCTCTCCCTCCCGGTCGGGTGCGGGTGCAAGGCGCTCCATGTCATCGGCATAGGCCTCATCGGGAGGCGCATCTGGCGCCGGTGCCGAAGAGGATGCGGAGCGGCCGCTGGCGCGACCGCGCGCATTTTGTGCGCCTACGGCGCTGAGGTCGCGAGGCTTGGCGATCCCGTTCGCGATGCCGTTCTCGATCGCCGTCGCGTGCGTTTGGTAGGCGGCGGGATCGAACCCGCGCACGACGTCCAGCAGCGTGTGGCGCACCACCGCCTCCGACAGCGCGCCGGCGCCGACGAACTGTCCGAGATTGAACGCAGCATGATAGGCGCCCTGGTTACGCCCGCCGTGACGTCCGCCGCCCCTTGGCGTGCCGGCGAGCTCGCGCACCTCGGCATCGAGGGCATGCATGGCGTAGCGGCGGTGCGCGTCGTCCAGATCGACCTGAAACACCGGCCGATCGTCGCCCAGAGCAGGCGGGGCAGGGGGCGCATCGCCGTTGCGCACCTTCGGCCGCCGCATGATGTCGGCCAAGGCCTCGGGCAGGGCCGCGATCGGCGTATCCGCCTGCCCGCGCAACCAGCGATATTGGCCCCGCGCGTTCTTCTCGTCGCCCTCGCAGAAGGACGGCGGCACGATCGTGTAGCCGCCGAGGCCGCGGACATCGATGTGATCGGGAAGGCTGCCACTGTTCCCGATCGGCTTGCCCTCGGGCATCAGGAAGTAGATGTGGACGCCCCCTGACGGGGTGCGCACCGCAAGGCTGACGGGCATGGGTCCGCCGATCAGCTCCTCCAGCGCCTGTCGGTGCCGCTCCAGCGTCCACTCCTCGTAGACGGCCTCGGCGATCACCTCACCGGTATCGGGATCGACCACCTCCGGCGTCACCAGGTCGCGGCGTGGATCGACGTCGATCACCACCATGCCGGCACGGCCGACCGCGACCCCGATCATGGCGTTCGGCCACTTGCGCCACCACGCGCGGATCTGCTCCTCGTCGTCGGTCGCCTTGCTGACGCCGCCCGATCCCTTGATCGGTTTTCCGTCGGCATCGACGTCACGCGCCAGCAGAGGGCGCTTGTTGCGCGGCGAGCACGGGAACACCGGCCAGCCACGGCGCGCGAAGTCGAGTGCCGCCTCCAGCTGAGACGGCAACGTTGTGGATACGCTCACGGATCATGCCCCCGGCAGAAATGGTGGCGGACGACAGACGCCGGCCCGCGATCGGCGCGGTGCGCCGTTTAGAAGGGGACGTCGTCGTCCAGATCGTCGGCCGGCGTGCCGCCGCTCGCGGAACGGCCGCCGCCACGACTGTCGCCGTAGCTCGAATAGTCATGTCGGCCGGGATCGGCCTCCCGACGATCGAGCAGCACCAGGGCGGAATTGAACGCCCCAAGCACGATCTCCGTCGAATAGCGATCGACGCCCTGCTGGTCCTGCCACTTGCGCGTGCGCAGCTGGCCCTCGACGTAGACCTTGGCACCCTTCTTAAGATATTGCTCGGCGACCTTTACCAAGCCCTCGTTCATGACGACGATCGAGTGCCACTCAGTGCGCTCGCGCTGGTCGCCAGAGACGCGATCTTTCCAGCGTTCGCTGGTGGCGATGCTCATGTTCACGATCTTGCCACCACTCTGAAAGCTACGGCTTTCCGGATCCTTGCCCAGATGACCGACGAGGATCACCTTGTTCACGCTGCTCATCAGATCATCCCCAGTGCTTGCATGTAGACTTCGAGGATCGCCTCCTCCTCCTGATACTCTTCCTTCTTTTTCTTTCGGATCGAGAGTATCTTGCGGATCGCCTTGGGGTCGTAACCACGACCCTTGGCAGAGGCCATGTGGTCCTTGATGTCGTCGGCGACGCTCTTCTTCTCCTCTTCGAGACGCTCTGCGCCCTCGATGATGAGGCGAAGCTCCTCTCCGGCTATGTTGCCCCCCTCCGGTGGATCGTCGTCAGGCGCGCCAGGCGATCGAAAGATTGCCGTGCCGGCGCGGGTGGTGGACGTTTTCCAGCCCGCCCCCATGATCGCGCGCACGATCGCCTTTCGCGACGGGCGTGCGTCCCGAATATGGCTCGGCAGCGCATCCAGGACCGTCTCGGCGGTGACGTCCTCCTCACGGCCGTCGAGCAGCTGCTCAACGGCGAGAGCGACCTGCGTGTCGAGCGTCTGCCTCACGCGGCTAGCGCCGCCCGCAGAGCGTCCAGCTTGCCTTCAGCCGCTGCCGCGCGCGCTTCGGCCGCATCGGCACGGGCCGAAGCAGAAGCGGCCTGCTCTTCTGCCGCTTGGAGAGCCGTCGTGTCGGCAGCGGACGTCAGGCGCCGAGTAATCTCGCCGATCAGATCGGCGGTGTCCGCGGTCGCCAGATCGATCGTCTGCGGGTCCGACCGAGATTGATTGCCAGCGATCGCAGCCAGACCGGCCTCCAGCAGGTCGAGCGCTGCCCGATTATTCGACGTCCCATCGGCGGTGCGCCGCTTGATCTCGGCGAGGACGTCGCCGTCGGCGATGAAGGTGATCGACTTGCCCATCTGCGTTTCTTCCCTGACTGACTGGCTGGCAGCGTGAGCGCTGCCGGACTGGTGAATGGGTTCGAGGGCGTCCATGGGAGCCCGCCCGGTCGGATTGCTGGGTCGCCGTCGACCGTCACGGCAAAAGGCGCATCGCCCCCCGACGAGGCGAGGGCTATCTTCGAAGCACTGCTCACATTCACCGGCGACACCCTCCGGGATCGGCACGCGCGCGCGCTGCAGGCTGAGCGCAAGGTGCTCGTCCTGCAGGTCCGCGGCCATGTCGACGACGTCGCCCATGATCAGGCAGCCGCGCGAGCGATGGCGATGCGTTCGCTCAACGCGACCGCGTTCGGATGGTCCCGCACCAAGCGATTGATGTTCGCCAGCGCTTCGTCGCGTTCGCCGCGCGCGATGCTGACGACGAGATCATGGAGAATGGTCTCGTCCAGATCGGCCGACGTGCCGCCGCATTCGTCGCAGATGTGCTCGGTCGCCATAGTTTGCTCCTTCAGACGCGCATCGGCATGACGACCCCGATCAGGTCGGGGTCTTTGTCGGAGACGATGCGGATGGCTGCTGCGGGATCGTGCAGCGAGATCGTGAGGACGGAGCCCTCGGCGAAGATCCCGACGACGTCCCGGCCGTACTGGCTGTTCATCCCGAAGCGGATGGGATGGCCGGTGTAGGACGCCTCGAATGGCTCGACCGCACTTGTGCCGGTCTGATCCTTCGCGCTCACCTCGTGGGCTTCGTCGCCGTCGCCGAGGTCGAAAGCCACGGCGCGAACCTTAATCTTGTCACCCTCGGCGTTCACGATGGCGGCGACCGACGCGACCGGCGCGAGGAACTGCTCGCGATCGACGGTGATGACGTGCGCGCCCAGATTGGGGATAACCCGCGAATAATCCGGATAGGTGCCTTCGATCAGTTTGCTGACGATCGTCGACGTGCCGAGGCGGAACCGGATCGCCCTGTCGTCGGCGGCAATGTCGACCTCGCCGCTGACCTTACCGAGCAGCTGCAGCACCTGCCCGACGGCCTTACTCGGCACGATGATGTCTCGCATCTCTGCCGCGCCCTCCGGCAGATCGGCTTCGGCACGAACGAGGCGGTGGCCATCCGTTGCCACGGCACGCAGCTTGTCCTCCCACGAATGCAAGAAGACGCCGCACAGGTAGTAGCGGACCTCCTCGCTCGACTGGGCAACCCGACAGGATCCGAAGAGACGGGCAAGAACGTCACCCGTAAGCCGGAAGCGCACACCTTTGGTCATCTCCGGCATCTCCGGAAAGTCGTCGGCCGACAGCGTCGAGATCGTCCGGACGCCGCGGCCCTGCTTGATGGTCACCGCCGACCGGCCGGCGACGGGCGCGATCGTCAACCGCCCAGGCTTGAAGCTCTTCGCCGCAGCCAGGATCTTGTCCGCCGGGAAGGTGATGCGCATCTCGCCGACCGCAGGAGCCACAGCCTTCGCCTCGATGTCGAGATCGGTTCCCGTGATCGTCGCGCTGCCATCCGCCGCAACGAACAGGACGTTGCTCAGCACCGGGATGGTGGTGCGGGCTTCGATCACGCCGTTGACCTGCTGGAGCGCCGCGAGAAGCGCGTCGCGCTCGATGTCTACCGTCATGCCGCAAGTCCCGTGATCGCGCCGGTGGAAAGGATGAGGATCCGGCGATTGGTCGGGCCGCGCACGCCCTGGATGCGGATCAGGTGGGTCGCGACCATCGCATCCAGCGTCGGCTGGACGGCGTCGGCCGCAATGCCGGCCCGTTCGGCCAGCTGTTTGTCGGTGGGGCAGGGGCGCCCCTTCGATGCGAAGCGCTCCAGTACCGGCAGCAAGGCGTCGATCATCGCCGCCTCATCGTGCGCTACGACCGGCCGCGTTACGGCCAAGCGGGCGCGCTCGGGACGCTGCAACGGTGTGGGGGCGGCCGTCCGCACCGCCGTGTAGTTGAATCGGGTGCGATCAAGCGACGACCGATCCTGGACAAGCAGAACTAAGCCGCGCTTGCCGAGCTCGCGCATGCGGGCGGCACCCGCCGACGTGCGCGGCAGGCTGGAACGGCTGGCGTAGACGAAGCGGTCGCCCGGCTTCGCGAACGCGAGCCACGCGTCGATCCGCTCGACGCCGGCAACCAAGCCGGTGACTTCGTCGAACATCGAACCCGAGACGACGGCGGGGGGCACCGGCGCCGTCGTCTCGGCACACACGATCCCGTCGGCGTCGTGCATGGTGATGGCTGCGGGCCTAGCCATGCAGCACCGCAAAATTATCCGGCGACGCGGGACGCGTCTTGGGGCTGCGGGATACCGCGTCGCCGGCACGCGCGAGGCCGGGGAGAGAACCCTCGTGCGTGATCTCGTTGAACATCAGGCGGCCTTCCGCCCCGCGACGTCGGCGTCGAACCAACCGCCGACCGGACGCGAACGCCAGTCCTGGCGGCCGATGCCGTCCTGCGTTGCCCGCGCGATATCGCGGACCAGCTCCTCGCCGGGAACGATCGTCCCGTCGACAAGCCCCTGCAGCGTCGTGACCGACACCTGCATGCAGTGCGACGCGAAGGGCAGGTTGCCGCGGTATGCTGACTGGATGCGGCGGGCGAGCAGGCGCGCGCCCTCGTTCTTCGGCAGCGCCGGTAGGTGCAGCTTCTTCATGCGGAGGCTCCTTCGCTGGTATGGCGGGCGACGGCCCGCATCTGGACGACGATGCGCAGCAACTGGTCGAGCTCGCCGCCAAGGCGGGCGCCATCCTTGCTGCACCAGGCCCCATCGGCGAGGCCGGCGCAGACCGCCGCGACGGCGTCGTTGAACTCGTCCGACAGCTGGGCGCACAGCGACAGCAGATCGGCAGAGGTGGCCGGCGCGTCGGGCTCAGCGACGAATGTGCCGCCCATCAATTTGCACAGGGCCTGCGTGACATGCGGCCAGCCGGTGCGCTCACGCGACAGCGGCTCAAGGTCGGCGACAACATCGATCGGCGCAAAGCAGTCCGGCTTGTTGGGCGATCCGTAGTCGGCAAGCATGGACTTGCCGACGCGCGTGAACCCGGCGCCAGCTTCCAGGCCACCGACACCCCGGATCATCTCGACCGTGGCGCGCTTCAGCAACGCCTTCTCCGGGATCATCGATCGCCCGCCAGCTTGGTGATGTCGAATGCAGCCACCGCAACGGCGCTAATCAACGCCGGGAGATTGCGCCGCGACAATGGGTTGGCTTGGCGAAGCAAGGCGCTCGCTTTTGGCAGGCGGATTGGCGTTCGCGTCATGCGGCCACCGAAGCGGAAACTTGGTCCGCCTTTCCGTGTGACGCCGGTGTCAGCGATGCTTCAGACTGATCGCCATGATCAGCGTCGGCAATTCCAAAGAAATCATTCGCAGTGACGGCACCGCTGGTCTGCACCGCGATCTTGGGCATGGTCTCGCGGTCAGGAATGCGTTCGCCAGTCACGTAGCGGCGGACCGCTTCCGCGGTTCGGTCTATGCGAACCGCAAACTCGCTAACCGAGAGCTGTTCAGCGGAAAGCCAGTCTTTGAGCAGCACACCAAACTCCCTTTGCAGCACCATAATGGTGCTGCCGGCGGCACGTTGTCAACACCAATTTGGAGGGTGGAGGCAATCCACCGTTTCGGTGCAAGGTTGACCTCGTGACACCCGGGGAAATCATGGCAGCGCTGCGCGAGCGCGAAGGGTGGAAACGCCCTGAACTGGCTCGTCGAATGAATACATCAACTCAGCAAATCGAGCGCCTCGAGAAAGGGCAGCGGAAGTTCTCGACTGAATGGCTCGAGCGTGCTGCAGCGGCGCTTGGTGTTCCGAGTGCGACCTTTTTAGATCAAGCGGCAATTGTCAGCGCCAGTGCGTCGGATAATTACGCGGCAAGCGTACCGTCAAACGCAGCACCATTTCAATACGAGGGTGCCTCGCTCGAACGGATGTACGACGATCTGCCGATATTCGGAACGGCGTTAGGTGCTGCTCGATATTTTAACGGTGATGCAATTGAGCAAACCGAGTTGAATTCGGGTGATGTCGTCGGCTACCTTAAGCGGCCAGTCATGTTGAACGGCCGTAGCGACGTTTATGGTCTATACGTGCACGGCTCATCGATGACGCCTGTCTACCCAGAGGGCGCGACCCTTGTAGCGGAGATGAGGCGCCCACCGCGCATAGGGGATGACGTAGTCGTGTATCTTCGGCCACAAGGCGAGGACGATGACGGACAACGGGCGCGTGCGGTTTTGGTCAAGCGGCTCGTCAAGCGGGCACATAACTGGGTTGAGCTTGAGCAGTTTAATCCGGCGGTCACGTTTCGCCTGGACGCGACAGAGATTGTGCGAATTGATCGCGTCATGACGCTCGGGGATCTGCTTTCATGAGGCTTATTCTCGCGTTCGCGATTTGTTTGGCTGCTGGTGGATGCGACATCCCCAAACCAACAAACGAAAATGATGAAGGGCTGCAAAACACTGCCCTCGATACAGCCGCAAACGGTCAAACCGTGGTGGGAGAAGCGCTTCTCGCCGGCAAGCAGATGGCAACAAAACTGCCATCAGGTGAGACGCTATCAATCAGCTGCTCCGATACGAGCGCGAGCATCTACGTTGATACGCTTCAGGGTATCGCCAAGCCACCTCCGCTGCATGGCGTAATGGGCCATTTCGTCGTCGATGGTAAAGCGTTGCCCGCAACCGAACTTGCCTGGGGGGTCAAGCCGAGCAGCAGTTGGAGCGCACATGATCGCAAGCCGGTCCGTCCACTGGCGGTCGCGATCGTGAAAGCGAAAAGCGTGTCGTTCAAACCACCCTACGACGGGCGAATGATCAGTTGGAAAATCGCCATGCCAGAGGCTGACCGGGTGACGATTCTACAGGCGTGCGGTTCGTAAACACCAATACGGTGTTGACAACGGCAGCACCATTATGGTGTTTTAGTGTTCATCAGGGCATCCTGCTCTGGGGAGCACGACGTGCAACATCCACACATCCCGAGCCGCGAGCAGGCTGACGCGTCGCTCGCCAGCTTCTACAAGCACCTTGGCCACCGACCCCCGACGCCCCGTCTGATCCGCCCGACCAGGCTGGTGGCGCCACGCGTGCTCCGCGAGCGCCGCCTCGCGCTCTGGTCGCGCACGCTCGACATCATCTGCGTTATCGCGCTCGTCGCGATCGGGATCTGGGTCGGCCTCCCGGTTGCCATGGCCCTGCTTGTGGGGGGGCTGTGATGATCGTCATTCATGGTCCGATGGGCAGCGGCAAGACGTTTCACGGCAAGCGGTTTGCCGAGCATTACGGCTGCGCCCGCGTCCTGGAGGCGGAGGACAGACATGAGATTCAGCAGGCTACGGCCGGCGATCTCATCTTGACCTATGACAGCGCCGAGAAGGCGGCTCGTCGCTTCCCGGAGGCCCGTCTCGTCACGGTCGCCGACGCGCGGGTAGCCATCGGCGAGGAGGCGGTGTGGATACGCCCCGCGCCTGATGCGACCACTCCTGTTCCTTCGCCACTGCTGATGGCGCTGCCGGTGAAGGTCGGCGAGGACGGAGAGATCGTCGACGCCGCAGGGCGCCTCCTGCTGATCATCGACGTCGATCGCCAGCTGCCGGACGACGACGTTGCCACGATCCAGCGCATCGTGGCTTCCTCGTTGAACGCGCGGGGCGGACAGAAGCCAACGTGCGACCGTGTCGAAGCCCTTGCCGCACGGATGGCGACCAAGGACGGGCTGATCTGGGATGAGGAGTGCGGCTACGAAGCTGAGAAGGGCGAGTGCTGGAGCGGCACCTGCATCGCCGCGCATTTCGAGGATCACGATCCCGACGCCGCGCGCGACTGGTACAAGTCGATGGCACGCGCTGCGTTCGATGCGCTCGTGAACACCCCGGAGACAATCGACTTCATGATCGGCGTCCCACTCGAGGCGACACATCAGCGCGAGCGCTGGGCGGCCGATCACGACGCCGGCAAGACGCCCTTCGACTGGTTCTGGCTGATCGGCTACCTCGCCCAGAAGGCGGCTGCTGCCGCGGTCGCCGGCGACGCAGACAAGGCCCGTCACCACACTATCAGCACCGCGGCGGCACTGGCGAACTGGCATGCTGCGCTCACCGGTGCGGACACTGCGATGCGACCCGGTGTAGCACCTTCTGCAAACCTACCCGAAAGCACGAACTCGAAGGGAGGTCTGTGATGGCGACCGCTGCCAAGGACATCGCCCCGAAAGCCCCGAAGCCCCGCGCAAACAAACCAGCGACGGCAGCACCCGCCGGCCTGGCTCCGACGTCGATCACGTCTGTCCCCTACGGCCGTCTGAAACGCGCGCCGCAGAACGTGCGCAAGACGGACATCGCGGCCGACGTTGAAAGCCTCGCCGACGATATCGCCGCGCACGGCCTGCTGCAGTCGCTGATCGGCTTCGCCGGCACCACCACGATCGACGCCCAGGTCGTCTACATCGTCGGTGGCGGCCGCCGCCTCCAGGCACTCGATCTGCTGCGCGAGCGCGGCACGATCAAGGACCGCTGGCCGGTGCCGGTGCTCATCCGTCCGGAGGAGGAGGCGATCGAGCTCTCACTGTCGGAGAACCTCGCCCGCCGCGATATGAATCCGGCCGACGAGTTCGTCGCCTTCGCCGCCCTGATGGCACCGGGCAACCGGTCCCCCGCCGATCTGGCGAAGCAGTTCGGTTTCACCGAGCGCTACGTAAAGCAGCGGCTCCGGCTGGCCGGATTGGCGGACGAGATCCTCGACGCGTTGCGGCAGGGGCAGATCAGCCTGGAGGTGGCGACGGAATACGCCAGGACCGCCGACCAGGCGCTCCAGTCGCGCGTGTTCAAGCGCGAGTGCCGCCCCAACAACTACCAGCGTCACAGCCTCTGGAACATCCGCGCGGCCTACGGCGCCGAGCAGCTGACCGAGGCGTGCACCGTCTTCCAGTTTATCGACCGCGACACCTACGAACGCGAGGGCGGGGGGTACGAGGAGGATCTGTTCTCCACCGCGGCCGACGGCGCGCCGCGTAAGCTGGCGAACGGTCAGCTGGCCCGCGACATCGCGAACCGCTGCCTGCAGCTGCAGGCCGTGCGCGTGCAGACGCAGGCGCAGCGGGAATATCCCAGCGTATCGGGCATGGTCATCACCGCCGATCTGACGGTCAACGGCAAGGTCGACGCGCCGGCCGGTCATGCTCCGATCGCGGGCGGTTGGAACGGCGACCTCGGCATGCATGTGGGCATCGAGGACTGCTGGAAGCGCGCCTTGGACCGCGACGTCCCCATCCAGATCGTGGTCGGGATCGGGCAGGAGGAGCCGATCGGCGAGGACGACGACGGTAGCCCGCCTGGCTATGTTGCGCGCTGGGACCGGACGCGGTTCTTCGTCCCGCGCGAACACCGCAAGGCGGTCCTGCCGGAAAGGCGCGAAACGTCCTATGGCGGCCCCCAGCTGACGCCGGAACAGGAAGAGGCGCAAGCGATCGCCCGCCTGGGGCGCGTCTACGCCGCTCGCCTGTCCGTGCCTAAGTTCAGCGAGATCCCCGGCATGGATGGCCGCGCATATTACGCCAACGACTGGCTGGGTGAGAGGACGAAGCCGGGCGACCTGCATTCCGGCCCGCGCACCCCCTGCTTCGAAATCCATATGTTCGTCACCGAGGACGAGATCGCGGCGAACCTGTCCGCCGGCATCGAACTCGCGCGGGAGGAGATCGCCGACCGGAAGCGTCGGAAGGAGGAGCGCGAGGCCGCCGCCATCGCGGCCAAGGATGCCGTGGAAGCGAAGTGGCAAGAGCTATGCGCGGCTGACCCGGCCCCCGAGGTGCTGCTCACGGTCGACGGCGACCTGTGGGTGAAGAGGCCGCAGGGCTGGAGCGTCGATGGCGAGGACGGCGACAACATCGCCGAAGACTTCAGCGAACTCCTGGAGGTGCTAGATCCCAGTTACGTCGAGGGCTGGTGGGCGACGCGCGCCGATTACGACGCGCATCGGGCACAGCAAGTCGGGGAAGGTGGTCGATGAACCGCCAAACCGCAGTCGAAGCACGCTGCGTCGCTGTCGCCGACACCCTTGTGCCGAATTATCGGAATGGCTCGCGCGCTTATAGCTGTGCCGGTCACGTCGCCAAGATGTGGCAGGCGGCATACGACGGTGCTGCGGCTGTCTTGGCGGACCCGCTGCCCGCTGACGTGCGGCGGCTGGTGATCGCCGCACGCGAAGTGACGGACTGTGGAACGGACGAAGACGAGACGCGCGAGTTGCTCGATGCCGTCGAGGCGTTCAGCAGCCGGGTGCCTTACGAGGACCAGCCCGACGACATGGCTGATGCGTCTGTGCCGGACCGCCTCGCGCGCCGGATGGGTGCCGAGTTCGTTGCCCGCGATGCCGCCCCACGGGTAGAGGGGCTGACGAGCGGGGAGGGGATCGGGGCGCTACTCGATCAGTTTCAGAAGGCCGTGCGCGATGCAGAGTTTCGGCGCCCTCGCGGACCGCGATCCGGCGATCACGCTTACTATGCGACGCTACGCGAGAATGCTGACGAATTGAAACGTCAGATCATTGCCGCCGCCTCCCCCAAGGCCACCGCGACCGCGAGCGTGCGGGAATGCAGCGCCTCGCCTGATCACGCCGACATCATGGATACGATGGAGAACGCGGCCGACGACTGGCAAGCCAAGGGGTACGCATCGGCGCTGGCCGAAGTGCGAGACATGGCGAACGTCGGGCGCGCGCTCATGGAGGCGTTGCCCGAGGGCTACCACTACATGAATTGCCCGTCCGAAATCGTGTCGGACCTGCAAAACCAACTATCTGACATCAAGACGTTTGGCCTCACGGACAGCGGTACTGCCGCCACCATCGGGGGAGAGCGGGCGTGACTGATCTGCCGCCGATCGGCGCGACCGAGTTCGCCGGCATCGCCGCGATCGCCGAGCAGCTGCGCGACGCTCGCGCTGCCGGCGACCAGCGGCTGGTCGACGAGGGCAAGATGACGGCGTCGGTCGCGGCCGATCGGCTTCGGGTGGCGACCGCGCTGGCCGCTGACTGGCGGCGGGTCGCCGACTGCTCGCCGCGGCCGTCGCAGTCCGCAGACGACGCCGAGATCCTCGCCATGCTCTCCCAAGCGCTGCCGGCCGCAATCGGGCGGCGGGACAAGGCATACAAGGCGCTCGCCGCCGGCGCGCCGCACTACCGGCACTACGACCTGGACGAACTCTACGCCCTATGCGCTCGGCTCGCGTGCTTCAGCGAGACGGTGCAGGACGACATCGTCGAATATGTCCGCCCCTGGTTGCAAGCGCAGAACGTCGCGAGCGGCCTCGCCGCGATGCTCTGGTGGCAGCAGCGCACCGGCGCCGAATCGATTCACTTCCTCGTCGACACGACGATCGCTCTACGCGAGCAGGCCGCGCGTCAGGCTACAATCCGGCATGCCGCATGATGGGCGCCGAGCCCGTTTTCGTCGATATGCTGGGCCGCATCCGCCGAGCGGCACGGAACGGCACGCGCCTCCACCTCGATCCGGAGCACGTCGCGGCCTTGCTGGACGCAGACATCTATGCAGTCTTAAGCGCCCGCGAGGCCGAGGAGATCAGAACGCAATGCCGTCCGGAACGACCGCCCCAGCCGGAGCTAGACGACGCACCTCCGGCAAGTCCGCCAATGCTCCCGCCCGCTTTGAACTTGGCCCCTTCTGGCTCTGGTATCGGCGCGATCGGGACGACTGGTGCATCTGCTGGCTCGATGGCCGTGTCACGCGCCGCGCATCGACGGGTATCGGAGGTGGCGAAGGAGATCCGCCGGAAGAAGCGAAAGAGCGCTTAGCCGACCACTGGACGGAATGGCGGGCGACCGCGAAGACGATCCAGCCGGTTGGCCCGATGGCGCCGGGCGACGTCCTGCTTGCCGAGCTTACCGCCATGTGGCTGGAGCAGCATGTCGCCGGCTTGGAGGCGCCAGACCGCTACATCGACTCGGTCGAGGTGCTGGAGACGTTTTGGGAGCACATGCGGGCTCGCCGGCTGCTGCCCGAGCCGCTAACGGTCCTGTCCATCACCAACGGCCTGGTCGACGCGTTCATCGCGTGGCGATCGGCGCAAGGCGCCTCGGCGCCGACGATCTCTCGCGACATCGCCGCGCTGCGCGGCCCCATCAGCTGGGGAATGCGAAACAACCACCTGTCAGCCGCCCCGCGGATCAAGGACGTGAAGGGTAGGAAGAAGCGCAAGGATTTGGAATGGAGTCCTGAGCAGGTCGCTGCCATCCTGGATGCGGCGATCGCCGAGCCGACCCGCGCTCACGTTCACCTCTTCGCCATGATCAACCTGTCGACCCACGGGCGCACCGAAGCGATCCTCGAACTCGATGCGGACACGCAGATCCGGCAGGGGCTCATCTACTTTCTGCGCCCGGACGAGGAGCAGACCCGGAAGCGGCGCGCGATCGTGCCGATCTGTCCGACGCTTGCGCCGTGGCTGGAGGGCGTAAGGGGCAAGGTCATCGTCTATCGCGCGCCGACATCGGCGAAAACGAGGGCAGCCGGCGGCCCTGATTTCTTCGAGCGGCCGACTGCGAACATCGGCAACGGCTTCGAAGGCGTCCTACTGGCGGCGCACGAGATGCGTCCGGATCTCGGCCTTGCCCGCCAGGCGGTCGACGCCGAAGGCAAACCGATTTGGCTGGAGCCGCGTCGCAAGCTGGGCGAGACGGAGCGTCGGCCGAAGATGGTCGGGATCGGATCGCCGAACACACTGCGCCATACCATCCATACTTGGCACAAGCGGCAGGGTGTCCCCGAGGCGCAGATCGACGCGGCGGCTGGGCACAGCGAGCAGGGGACCGGCGCGAGCTATACCCACCTGCGACCCGAGTATCTGCGGGAGTTCATCGCATCGACGGAGGCCTTCTGGGAGGCCGTCGGGGAGTACACCGGGAGCCACTTGCGATACCAGCGCGATACCAACGTCGTCGCGATGGCGGGAAGTCGGGTTCGTCGCTGA